TACAGCAAAGTCTTGGGATTTATTACCATTCAACGTAAGACTCAGGAATTGCTTCCATCGTGCTTTTGTTGTAACGAATAGTAAAACGGTCCCAATAGTCAACCCCATCACGCGGGAAGTCTAAGACCGTAAGCAGGTTCAATGGTTCGATGCCTGTCATCGAGTTAAAATACTGCTCAAGATACAATTGTTGAGCGGTTGTAATTCCGTACATCTCTTCGAACAAAAGTCGAGTACCTGGAGATATAGGAGATGGCTTAAATTTAGAACTAAAACTGTCCATGGCATTTAGTAACTTTTCTTTCTCCCACTGATTAGAAAAATATCCCTTAGTATTGAGCAATTTACGCAGATCGTAACCCGCCGTCAATCTGAGCATATTCCAACAGAAAGACGTGACTACAGGGCACGCAGGGTAAGCAACAATATAAGACATACATTTAGCACGTAGGAGTGTTCGTAAAGTTTTCTCGGATGCACAGGCATATTGATTGGTAGTCCAAGCCACATTCCCAAAGAATTTAAACACATCAGTAATAACCTGCCTTGATGCAACATCAAATAGCAGACCACAAAAGCTAGCATAGCACAATTCATCGTAAAACTCTTGTTTTACTAAACAACCCATGGCAGTGTAAAGTTCGACTGGAGGAGGATCTGTGCAAGAAGATGTGTTATCATCTCCTTCGACTACACAGATGTTGTCTTCCCAAGTACCCCAAATCATGTTGGCATAAGTCATCCACATTAAGTTTGACCAACCATTCGCAAGACTTGTATCCATCTCACCACTCATTCTGCTAGCCGCGACTGTCGCATTAAAGAACTTAGTAGAGCAGTGATTGGTTCCACTTACCATTTGTAAAAAGATTTTAATTTTCATTAGCCCCTCGGCATGCCCCTGGAACATGTATTTATACATAGGAAAAGTTGTTGACTTCATTTTAGAACGAGAAAAGTGACACTCAAAACTGGAATAATCAGATACAACGTATCTCATTCCAGCTCTTTCGAGCCTATTTGTGATGTATTCTGCACGTTCAGAGACTGGGATATGTTTAATGAAAGGTGTAGAACCATGTAAGTCGGGGCAATCATACACATGTTTTTCAATAGCCTTAATTAAAGGACCAAAGAATACTTTAGCATAATCATCGCGAGCATAAATCATTCTAGCGGCTTTCATTTGAGCATATGACTCATCTTTCACAAACAATTTCACCAGGAATTTCTTCCATTGACGTGGTGAAAGTGATTGTTCAATTATAGTCAAATGCTCATAAACTTCTCTCAGCTCATCCTTGCGTTTTTCATCATAATTAGTTTCTGATAACCACAATTCAAAGTCCAAATCATACTCCGGAGATATGGGAATTAAGAACCTATTGCAATAGTATTTACTTGTTTTCTTCAAATCACGTAAGAGGTTTAATCGCCCCCTCTCAGCGTGACGTCTGAACAACTCATGAACAC